TGTCCAGTTGCAAAAGGCAGCGAACACGAACGTCGATTCGGTTGTTGTTGACTACTTCAAGGTGATTTGCAAGCGAGCGTAATCCGTGAGCCTTCACGATACCATTATCGAGGATGCCAAGAAGGTTTTCGCCAACCCGCAAGACTTTGCAGAATCGATCGTTTACTACAAGCGAAACGGTCGGTCGAGGAAGATAAATGCGGTAGTTGTGCGAGATGATTCTTTGCAGCTATCAGAGGCGTCAGACCTAGTAACCCCACGGTTTATGGTCTACGTTTCTAACGATGGATCAGAAGGCATTGAAAGCAAAGAGCTAGACCTCGGCGGGGACCAAATTAGCCTACCTCCGCGAGTCGGCGAACCTGCTGAGCGGCGGTCTGTTGTTCGGATTGTTGAGCATGATGAAGGGATGTTAGCTCTCGAATGTCGTTAGCAATCATCGAGTTAATCGCGGTCGAATTGGAAGCCAGATTATTGGCTATGGTAGGCGATTCGACTACGTACCCAACCGATGTCCAAGAAGTAAAGCGACCGACTCGATTTGCCAACTACACGCCGATAGATCGCCAGATCGTTATAACGCAGGGCGTCCAAAACGAAGTGCCTGAGTTGTCCTGTCCGGGCAATCCTCCGGCGGTGGCATTGGCCCAACAGTTTAATGTCCGGCTGGTTATGATGCCTTCAGAGCGAAGCCAAGACGCAATTGACACACTATTAAATCAATTCGGGTCAGATGTTCGCAAGTGCATCTGCACCCCGGCTAGCTCTTGGCACACGTTCGACGGCAACGCTTTGTTTGCTACCTTTGGAACCAAAATCAACTTTACTTCCGATGGCGGTATTGACGGGGCAAACATGCAGTTGATTGTGACCTATAGAGTCGATGAAGACGATCCGACGGTGAGGCGTTGACGCAATGATAATCGACATATTCGCACATGAAGAAAAAGCCAAGCTAGCAGCCGAGCGGGTAATCAACTACGCCGACGGACTGGAAAAAGCTTTTAGCAATCGCATTGAGGAAGCCACCAAAGAAACGAGGCGGCGAACCGAACGCGAAATCTTCACGGCGATGGCGGTTGAGCGGGTCAATGAGCTCAGGGCCTTTTGCGTCGACGAAAAGCTAATCGACAACTTGTTAGCCAAAGAATCGATTCTGAAAATCGACGACACGTTTACCGTTCCGCTTCGGGCATTTAAGGCACGCCAAACCGTTGAGGGCGTCGAGATTGAATTCGTTCGAGGCAGCCCGGCAATGATGTTTGACGGGGCTTTTGGGCCGAAAATACCAAGGCTGGGCAGGGACATTTACAAGCGACTCGGGCGGGCTCGATTCCCGATTCAAAAGCTCAGGGACTTGCAAGCGACCAAGATCGAGGGCGTAAAAGATGCTTTCGATCGCGGGGCGGCTCAGGCTAAATCTATAATGGCTTTCAAGCTCAAAGAAGCCAAACAGGACGCAAACGACATACTTGGGAGAGACAAATATGCTACTTAGAAAAAAGACTGTTTTGGGTGCAAAGATCGAATCAACCGTGGGAACAGCCGAAACCATCGCGGCGGCGGATTGCACGGTCAACGCTTACGACTTGATGATTAATCCAGAAGCTACTTTTGAAGAGCGGCAGGGGCAGGGCGGTTTCGGTCGCTTGGCATCGATTCCAGGGGCTAGAATTGGCAGGGCTACATTTTCAGTCGATCTAGCCTATGATGGCTCGGCAGTTCCTGCATGGGCTAGCACTTTTCTCCCAGCTTGCGGCGTTGTGCTTTCAACGGCTACTTGGTTTCCAAAAACCGAAGTTCCAGCATCGGGCAGCGCGGTAAAGACCCTGACAATTGCGGGATTCTTCGATGGCGTTCGGCGGCGTATTTATGGAGCGGTTGGCAATGCTCGATTTATCCTGCCTACGGGTCGAATGGGACGTGTTGAATTCGACTTTCAGGGAGTCTACGATGACGAAGCAGACGCGGCAATTCCAAGTTCGATCAACTACGTCAACACGCTACCCCTCCGCATTGCAGGCGGTGCAACGTCTTGGGCGTCGACAAATATTTGCCTTGAGTCGGCTACGATCGACCTTGGCAACGTAATTACCGCAAGGGAATGCTCGACGTCGGCGGCGGGCGTCGATAACTTTGTTATCACGGATCGCAAGCCGCGAATTACTGGCAATCCTGAGTCTAAATTAATTGCCACTCAAAACCGATACGGCCAATTCCGCGATATGACCGAAGGAAGCCTTTCGTTTACGATCGCGGGACCAACGACATCAACGCTTGTATTTGCAATTCCCAAGGCCCAGCTAGTAGCCAAGCCAATGGGCGAGCGAAACGGCATTATGACCGATCAGCTCGAATGGCAAGCAAACAAAAACGTAGACGCTTCGGATCAAGAATTCTCAATCGCTTTCAATCATGCAGCCTAGTACATTTACAGACAAAATCGACGGGTACGATATCGAGTTTACCTTGAATCGCTTGAAATTCCGCAAAACCGAGCAGGTCTTAGGGCTTATCAGCGATTTCAGGGAGTTGACCGAACCAAAAAAACAGGTGGCAGCAATCCGCGAAGCCGTCTCAATTTGTTTAGCCGGTTGGAGTCTCGACAAGCCTATAGGCGACTGGGATGAAGAGATTGAAGTTGCCGACGCGGTAAAGCTTGTGAGTTGCTGCTTACGCGGCAATTCGGCTAGCGAAGGTGATAAAAAAAAATAAGGGCGGCCGCTTTTATCCGATGCGGCGAACTATGCAAAACTTGCACTCGAAATCAATGCAACAACAAGCCAAGCAACAACCTTCCGTTGATGCTGGCCTGTCCAGGTTGCGACGAATCCGGGTGCGATGCTTGCGAGGGTCGAGGGTACTTTGAAATTGTCGATTGCCCGAAGGATTACGTAGGGCATCGAGTTGGTTTAGCGGCTAACCTTGCGGCATGGGTCTCGAAAGGGATCTTACCGGAGGCGGGCGGTATTTACGATCAGGACGCGTGGTTTATTTCGGTGCAAAATGCACTTGAGGCCGACGTAAACCGAATCGAAGAACAGAGGCGTAAAAGTGGCTGACGTAGAAGTAACACTTGGAGCAAAAAACGAAGCTTCGGCGGTGTTGCGTCAGTTCTCCAATGAAGTGACGCAAACGGCTCAGCAAGTCGAATTTTCGATCCGTGGCCTAGCTCAATTGGCAGGCGTGACGGCAGCGGTAATTGGAATTGTCGAAGCCGGGCGGGCTGTTGTAGGCTTCGCATCGGCATCGGTTGCGGCGTTTGACGATCTTAACCGTTCATCGATCAAGCTTGCCGAGACGGTCGCTCTTATTCCAGGGGCAGGCAAGGCGGCATCGGATGAGATGGCCAAGGTTGCCAATAGCCTGGAGCGAATGACTAACGTAGATTCAGGGCGGATTCAGGATCAAATGGCTCAAGCATTGCGGCGCGGTGCTGGGGTGGGCGATATTGAGGACATGGCGGAAGCGGCTCTTGGCTTATCGCGGGTATTTGATCGGGACTTGGCCTCTGCGATGCGAATGGTCGAGGACGCTACCAAAGGCAACTTTGAAGCGTTCAGAGGCTTGATTCCAAGCATTGACCAATTAGCCACAACCGAAGAACGGCTTGCGGCGGTTAGCGAATTGGCTACCAAGGGGCTAGTGAATAAGGCCGAATCGGCAAAGGGCGCCTTGGAATCTGGCGAAGCTTTGACCGTTGCAGTCAAAAACCTTTACGAAACCATCGGGGCCTTGATAGCTCCTATTCGGGATGTAGTCTACAAAGGGTTTGTTTTGATTTCCGATTACATTGTCGGGTCGCTCAACCCAGACTTGCAAACCTTTGAGGATCTTATCAAAAGCATTACCGAAACGGTCGATGGGGTTGCTGAGGCGATGCTGACAGGATTTATCGGGGCGTTCACAGCAGCCGAAGTGGTGGTATTAAACTTTTCGGATTCGGTCGGCATAGCCTTCGATTACGTTTCGCTACGCGCAATCGCGATGATTGAGGATATTAAGTACAGCATATCGTCAATGCTTGGGCAGATTCAAAAAATACCGGCGAATCTAGGAACGATTACGTTTATCGGGGCGAATCAGGCTTTGATGGGGATGGGAATCACAAGTTCCAACGCGGAATTTGAGGAGTCTTTGAGACAAGCAAACGAGAGGCTCCAAAAGGAATTTGCTGTCCCATTGAGGCAGATTACCGAAGCCGAAAGCAAACTCCAGGAATCGCTCAATAGCAGGCTGAATCTTTTGTTTAACGAATACGACTCCAAGTTTCAAGAGCGGGTCAAGTCGCTAACCAAAGAGGTCAAAATACCGTTCGCAATCGATTTGCAATCTAGGCCGACCCCAGAGGCAAGGCAGGGGACGCAAGATCTAATGCGAGACTTGCAAGCCTTTGAGTCTAGAATTATGACGCGAGGCCCTGCGCAGTCTCCAGTCGACAGGATGGCCGAAAGCATGGCGAAAACTGCGGCGAATACCGCCGAAATGCTTGGCGAACAAAAAGAGACAAACAGGATTCTTGGCGTTACGGTCAGTCCCGGCGATGGCAACTTCGTGGAGATTCGCTAGATGCTCAACGACAAAATCTACAGCGTTGATCTTATGTGGAGCGGTCTCGGCGGCGATATATCCATTACCGATAACTTCCGGCGGGCTGATGCTAGGTTGCAAAAGGTATACCAGGTATTCACAACCCCAGACGCAACACTAAACGACGTTTTGCAAGCCCCTGGAATTCCGGCGGCGGGATCGTCGTTTGGCAACGGGTTCGATTTCGTGTTCGCGGTCCAAGCAAGCCCAAAAAGGCAAAGCCCGGTTTATTGGATCGTCACGGTACCCTATGAGGGCGAAGTATCCTTTGGCTCGGGCGGTCCGCAGGGCAACCAAAACAACGGCGTGCAAAGCCCATTGCTAGCCCCAGCGATTATCGATTTTGACGACGTAGAAGAGGAACTAGAAATCGATGAGGATTTCGACGGCAATCCTTTGGTGACAGCCAACGGCGAACCAGTCAACGGGATCCGGCGTAAGTTCGCAGACCAAACCGTTACGATTCAAAAGAACATGCTGACCTTTTCAAGTTACGTCCAGGGGCGTTATCGTCATTCCGTCAACTCCGATACTTTTGTGCAATGGCCAGCGGGTACGGCGAAAATGCAAAAGCTCCGAGCTAAGGCGGTTGCGGCCCCTGAAACCCCGTTCGGCGGCTACTACCAAGTTACGGCCGTAATTCAATTCCGCTACCCATACCGAACCACACCGGAAAAGGCTTGGTATTCACGATCGAGGCACGAAGGGTATTATAAGCGGGTCGAGTTACCAGGGCCTCCTGTCAACGGCATTCAACCTACAGCAATCGTCCGGGCCACTAGAGCAGGCGAACCAACAGCCAAGCCGGTGCTGCTCGACGAAAAAGGATTCCAGCTACCAGACGTCGATCCTCCGGCGCAGCAAGCAGCGTTTTGGCAGGAAAAAAAGCTTTACGAACCACTAAGTTACAACGCACTAGGACTACTCCCATAAGGCCAAAAAATGAGCACAATTACCAACGTCATTCTTCAGATTCCCGATCGATCGCTGACAAACAACGACATCGCAGGAAATGCGAATATCGAAGCATCGAAGCTAGGGCAGAAAGTCTTGGCTGAATACGTGGTCCCTGTTGAGGCATTTAAGACATGGGACGCGGTTGCAAGCAATCTGCCCGCATCGGCAGCTAGCGACGATCTAGGGCTAGTCTCAGGCACTTGGTTGACCAATCCGGTGAGGATTACGGCGGGCGATTGCAAAAACCTAGGGGCCACAACGCGAAGGGCTTATTTTTCGATTCCGATACCGCCAAATTATGACGACGGCGAAACAATCCAAGTCCGAATCCGGGCAGCGATGGAAACTACCCTAGCCTCGACGGCTTGCACGGTCGATTTAGAGGCCGTGGTAGGGTCAAGCGGAACGCCAACAGCGGATTTGGTGACTACAGCGGCTCAATCGATGAACAGCCTCACAGCGGCCAATTTCGACTTCACGATCAACGCGGCCAGCGTCGACCCGGGGCAGTTGCTCGAATGTCGCTTGTCAGTTTCGTGCAATGACACCGCGACGGCTACGGCGGTAACCCCGGCGATTTACAAAATATCCTTACTCGCAGACACCAGGGGCTAAGCGTGGCTCAAAAGGATATTGGGTACTATAGTCCATCCCTTGCGAAGCGGATTCGCGATAATTCTTTTGCATGGGAGCGCGAGAGGGCGGCAAAGCCAATCGAGATCCGGCAGTCGACCCCCGACCCGATTTACTTTTACAACGCTTCGACCGAAACAATACCGGCTTACGGTTGCATCCAAAAAGTAGGCGCGGAAACCATCGACGGGCAGTCGATCCTCAAAGTCGATCGGCCAATCGATTACACCGCTTCAGTAATGGGTCCATTTTTGCTCAATGGGCCAGCGGAGGTAGCGGGTAAGGGTCTCGGAATGGCTCAATGGGGCCCAATCTTTCGAGCCAAAAAAGACTCAGCAACCTATTCGACCGGAACGCGAATGGGGCCGGTTGAATCATCGTTCAATCTGTCGAAAGGGTGCCTCTTTACCTTCATCGGGGACGATGAGCAAGAGGACGATTTGATAAAGGTGATTGCTTGCGAGACGCCATTGCTAGCGATCGTTGGGGCCTCTGGCATCGCAGGCAATAGCAGCGGGACCGTGACAGCCAAACAGCCCGCAAGCGGGAACTGGACAGCGGGCAGCGTGACCTATACGGCATGGGCTCCGACAGCAACAGCGATAGCAGCGGCGGCAACTGTCATGATATTCCCGATTGATGCAAAATGGGTAGCCGTGGAGGTTTGCTAAATGGGATGCTTCGGGCGTTGTAATTGCGGTGATTGTTGCATGGACCCTAGCGAACTAGCCGAGCTTGTTTCGAATATCACGGTTGACGGGCCAAGCCTAGCGGGTGCGGTGCTAGAATTCGAATCGTCGAATTGTTGCCATATTGCACGCCGAGAGCTAGTCAATCCAGGCTATACGACAGACTGCAAAAAGATTGCCGAAGAGACGATCAACGAATCGTCGATTACTTCGGTAAAAATCATCGAGTCGCAAAAATTCGCAGCTAGCCCAGCGTGGACCATTTACTTTGATGCAACCCTAGGCAGTTGCATCTACGAGACTGCAAACGCAAGCGTGACAGGGGCTCAAGCTTGCGGTGAGGTTATCAACTGCGGAACAACTGAAATCGAATTTGAGCAAATCGAGGAATACTACTTCGCGGCCAAATATCGTTACCTTGCTGTGAATATCGCGATCTACAAGCGGGAAATGATTTGCCCCCCTGGCAGCGAGGTTGTTTGTCGCTACGTCGTCGAATGCACGATCGAATATGAAATCCAAGAGGGCGGCGGCGTCTACAATTCGTTTACCCGCGACGTTACCTACTCAAATGAGTTTGGTTGCTGCGAGCGTACTACTTGCGACCCTGAAAAACTGACGCACGATCCGGCGTTTGATTGCGAAACCGACTTGACCTTTGGCAATCCCGAAACGCGGTATATGACCAAGGTTCGGGTTTACGATACGCTTGAAGACATCCCTAGCGTAATCACGTTCAACGACGATACGCCGATCACGCAATGCAATTTTGATTTTTGCGTTCCGGGTGCTACTTACGATCCGAACGACTTGGGCTTTTGCATCCAGGCCGACAATGTGACGATCGACGAAATAGACGGCGGTATACGCGAAGAGCTTTCAATATCGGCAACGTGTTTCTTTTGTCTCGACACCGGGGCCTCTTGCGACACCGGAGCAGTCAACACAACTCAAGGCGAAGTTGAGTACTGCCCGCAAATACCTGGCTATCCTTGCGACTGCGAGAACAATCGATTCCTTGGCAGAGGGCTATCGGCTCCAAGGTTTAGCCCCCCGTTTGATTACTCGATTTTCACGGTTGCGGGGGCATCTAGCGTTAGCGTCTCAGGATGCCACCAACTTAAAGACCAAAACATTAACACAACCCAAGATTGCCCCCCGTCTTGCCAAAGCCCAGATAGCTATCCGGGTGTGGACATTGACGACCGAACGTCTTGTAATTGGTGGGACTGCTCGTCTTGCATTGCGGGCGAAGATCCTATTTTGATGCCTTATCAAAACAGGGGCCCAACGGTCGATGCTTATTCGTTTAATCAGTCGATCAACTACCTAACCGGCAACTACCGAATTTGCGTACCGTTTCCACCTGTAACCGTAACGCTAAACCCATGAGCACAGTAAAAATTGT